GGTCCCTGAATGCCTTGTGGCCCCTGAGCGCCTGTAGCGCCTGTAGCCCCTGTGGCACCCGTAGCGCCTGTAGCTCCTGTATCACCAGTATCGCCCTTGTCGCCCTTGTCGCCCTTGTCGCCCTTATTTTTCTCTGTAACCGTTACAGAGCTAGGAGCTGGAGACGTAACTGTTACTGAGGTGCTACCCGATGCCGCTGTAACTGTTATAGCCATATTAACCTGATATATCTTCTTTTACTGTAAATGATCCACGCAAAATCGTTGTGATAGTATCGCCAACTTTTTGTTGAATATCGTACGTAAACACACCAACAGGAAATTGCTTCATTGTGTCAGCAGATGCAGACACCTTCACAGTTCCGCTATCTGTGATATCTGTGAACTCAAACCCATTGGTTAGTTGAGTTTTTTGCGCCGTGTTTAAAGACTTAGAGTCTGACGTAGAGGCAGAGCCCACGCTAGAGGCAATAGTTTCTCTTTGCTTTACACCGTTTACTCGTTTGCTTGAAGTCGATTTGACATCAATAATAAACTCATAACCCAAAGTCGCAAGCTGAATGGCGCTTCCGCTTGAATCCTTTAGAGTAAGTGTCAGCGAAAACGTATCACCTCTTCTGCAGGTGATATCCAAAGGTTCCGATACATCTAAATTTACTTTATTGGCCATCTTGCATATTCATTAACACGTTTCTCATGGGGTTACCCTCTTGATCCTTTAGCTCCGTTCTTTGACCTTTTCTTTGAGAGATCAGTTTAGATTGTTCAACAGCCTGTTTCTTAACTCTCTCGTCTTTTCGATCTTCTTTTAAAACTTCTATTTTCTCTCTAAACTCCTCGTCAGTTTCTTTGAATCCTAACGTAGCCTTAGCTCTAATAAGCTCTATCTCTTTGTTGAACTCGTGTCGCATGGCAACCATCTGGGCTTCTAACTGCGCTTTAAGCTGCATCTTTTGCGCCTCTATCTGTGCCTCTGCCTGCAGCTTCTGCCCCTCCATCTGCATCTGCATAGCTTGAGATTGCTGCGCCATTTGGGCTTGCATTTGCTGTTGCTGCATCGCCATAGCTTGAGCCCTCTCTATCTTTTTCTTTCTGCGAACCACAAGCAATCGCTCTGCCTGGTTTACATCTTTTAGCTCCCTGATAGCCATGGCGTCTTCAAGGTCTATTTCTTTCTGGCCTAGAGATATCTGTATAGCTTGCTCTAAGTATGCTTGATCTTTATCGTCCATATCCTTTTGGACTTGAACGCCAAAGTTGTACATGGGCAAACGAGAGAAACTTGAAAGAATACTCATGTTTGTTTGACCAATGGCATTCTTGTAAACTTCCATGATCACCGATTCTTCTGGTAAGATCTGCAAACATTTTACGATATCATTGCAGACATTCTTATAAAGAATCATAGAAGCATTTGTGATGTCGTAAGTAGCATTGTTAGACGCCGCGATTGCTTGTTCACGAACACCTACCAAGGCCTCAGACTTTGGTGTACTCGCATCAACAACTTCGTTAATACCTGTCGTATCACGAATCATTCTTAGGTAGTGGTTGTACAGCCCAACAAGTTCATTAATGTTTCTAATACTGTTCCCTATCTCTCGAATAGGCGGATTCTGGAATCCACCCTCTGGGTTCTTGCTCCTATAGTAGAAGACACCAGTTTGTTCGTAAATATCATGTAGGTCCAGCGGCTGTAACTCACCACCCTTTCCAAGCTGAACATTCTCCAGCCCCTCAATATCAATGATCAAGCCATCAGGCTTTGCTTTAGCAATAGCTTGTTGAATCTTAAGATGCGTAAGCTGCAACATATCTGCAAATCCGATACAACTAGATACCATTGACTTAGGCATCATATCAGTAAGATTTGTCGCGACTACGGAATAAGAGGTTCGTGCTTTACTAATGTCGTAAATATTCTTTGGGACATTCTGCATCCTACCGTAGTTAAACAAGTAGTCAGTCCCCAAAACATAGTAGCCCTTGTATACATTTACAATCTCCATCTTATGAGGCTTGCGCTCAAAGACACTTCCTGCCTTTTCCTTGTATTCGAAGCCTTGGTAGAAGAAGTTGCGATTGCCAAATCTGTTTTCTTTCTCTTCAAAGAACATGCAGTCTGTTGACAGGAACTCAAACTCTAAGACATCTACAGAGTATTCATCATACTCGTACACGTTTCGCCCAAGATCGCCGTCGTACCTGTAGTTGCCTCCAGTTTTACCAGTGACTTTTTTCGCGATCTTCTTAAAGTCTTCTTCCTCTAACTCGCCACTAGCTATTCTTTTAAGCTCTTGGATCGGCATAGTTTTTACGTGGCCTGCATACGTAATATCCTCAAAGCTAGGATCGTGGGTTTCGCTATGTATGAAGTTTTTGGGGTCAACGTAATGCGTCTTGATTCCATAGTTTGGATCGTTAGATCTTTTGACTACGGCCATACCATTAGTCGCTAAATCGTTAACGCATCTTCTAAAAATGTTGTCATCAAAATTATTCCAGGAAAGCGTCATGTCTGTCGCTACCTGTGCAGCGATCTCTGCATCGCTTTTTACATTCTCCCCGATAAATATCTCTGCTTCTGCCTCACTATCTGGAATCATCTCAGGGTCCATGCCGATAGTCGCCCCTGTTTTTTCTTGGAACGCCATGAGTTGCTTCTTGAGAGCAACCATAATTTCAATCCTTTTCTTATCTCTATTTTTTTCAGATGAAGAAAGTGGGTCAACGGCTTCAAGATTGGGATAGAGGTTTCTCCCCAGAATCTTATTAACAACGATTCGAACAAACTTCGGCAGGATGGGAACTGGAGTAAAATCTAGATTCATCAAACTACCGTCGCCAGAGTTTGGATCTAAATTATTTAAAAGTCTTTTGTAGATACTCGTATCCTGTACACCCGTAGCATATTCTTGATTTCTTTCAAATAATCGATATCTTTTTGAAAACAAAGAATTGCTGTCTCGCCTCTTGCCCCATTGAGACTCAATAGCTTTGGCGTATCTTAACCCATAGTGTCTACTCTCTTTTTGTTCCTGCGAAGCGAGTGGATCAGGAAAATTTTTTTTGCCGCTATATTGTTTCATTTACAAAAGAGTATATGTCACAAATATAGGAAATTAGCCCAGGACTTTATATCGTCTAAAAAATTGACGCTCGTCAAAGTTTTTTACCTTTTTCTTTTTCACCTTTTGTGCAGCGAGTAAGGCAAGTCCAGAACTAATTGTCAAGTCAAACTTTGTTCTGTTATCTATCTTATAAGAAATCCAGTCCTCTAGGGTTTCATTGAAATACATCTTCCCTATCTCCCCTGTCTCATGGTTTATACCAACGTGATCATGAATATATGATTCGATTGCGTGAGCATGAGACTGAATAATATCTTGAGAGTTAGACGGGATACCTTTTGTTTTAACCTTGACCTTCGCGCTGCCACTCTTCAAGTGCTGTGGTCGATCCATTAAGTAACCGTCGTAACCCCTTGATTCAAAGTATCTTGCAATGCCGTACTTATTGTTCTCAATTAATATCGGATATCCATAAAATACAGCAGCCATCAATACGTCCTCATAAAATATTTTGGCTAGCGGAGGCCGTGAAGCATATTCTAGAACAAACATATTAGACGGATGCTCCATATGAAATTTATTGTATAGGTGTAGCGCACCCTTAGACCCTCGCCCATCTACCGTAGCATCCAGATCATACGAGTCAACTCCACCACAGCCTATCTCTGTATTGGGTGCCACACGTTTGCCGCGCACCATTGCTTTCTTGTTTCTAAAATCTGGTGGTGGCATCCACGAAACCTTAAACTTACCTATAGGGTCTGGGCTAAAAACTACTTCGGTATCCTTCACCCCGCCTTTCCAAACAAAGTTTCCTACAACTACAGGGTTTGGAAATAGGTCATCGTTATGCTCTATCTGCTCGTATATCTTTCCGATGTTAAATACGCTGCCATCGATACTGTCTCTAAACGCTTCATCAGAGGTAAATGGAAACTGACGGATAACCTCGTTCATTTCCGAGGCGTTGTCCTTTAATGATGATCTCTCGTTTTTGAGATACGTCTTAGCTCCGATACGAATGCTATCACCGTCAAGACTGTCAACAGGCGAATCAGGATCTTCAACGACTGGATATCCATAAACATCAAAAAACCCTTCAAGAGATTCATAGGCTGGGATGAATAATCTATATAGTCCACTACGTGTTCTTCCGTTTTTGTTTCTCTCTAGCGGGCTGGAATCCTCCCAAAGGCTTTTGTATTCTTTACCGCCCTTGGGCATAGGGTTGACTGTACTGCCGACAAGAGCCTTGCCAACAATCTTCCTACCTACGATAAGGCACGTACGTTGAATCCTCCAGGCATCACGTATGTCAGTGGGTTTCTCCCATTTGCCCGCCTCATCCAGATACAAGATATGCAACTTCTCACCGTCATAAGCATTGTTGGTAGTGTTTTTCCAATTGATCACCGTGTTCAACGCCTCTCCCTTTTGAGAGGTCTTGTTGTTTTTCGTGATACGCTTGGATGGCTCGCGAAATGCTAGCTCCATACGAGGGTTTGTGGTACCGTCTTGGATAGGCTTGAAGAAAAAAGGGTAGTGCCTAAACATCTGCACCACCTTCTTCATGAATATATTTTCTTGAGCGTCTTTACCAGTCTTTGACTGTATGCCCATAAGCTTGTCTTTTACCTGAGTAGCTTCGTCTAGCAGCACGGCCGAACAAATATTAGTGTAGCCACTACGACGACACTTTGTATACAACTGTCCTAGACACCTGTCGTCTATCTCGCAGGCAGCCATATGTATAAATATGTCTCTTTGAAAACTTAAGTAGGAGGGATAACCAATATCAATCTTGGTCCACTGCAGCATCATGTAGTGACGCCCCGTAATATATGTAGGCTCACCATTGTTGTAAAACCAAAAGCCCTCACGCCGACGGCGAAACTCCTCTTCGATATATGCAGAAAACTTCTGTCTAAACTCCCTTGGCATTTCGCTCCACTCATCCATAGAGCCAATCCGAGACAGCTCTTTGGGCATAGGAACTCTCTCCCACATCTGCAAGTCTGCTGATCTTCCATATCCAGCAATCTCCTTCTCGGGCGGTGCAGTGGGAAGAACAATGAGTAGCCCGCCGAGTTCGATAACATCACCTTGCGTACCGTTGGGGCAAATGCAAACCGCCTCATCTTTGTAATTATCGACCTTGACCAGCATATGCTTTTACATAGTTCTTCGAAGCCTTATGCTTAGAGTGCTTCGTTTTTGAATGAACTCCCTTTCTACGAACTTTGTGCTTTTCGATTTTTACAGCTAGTTTTTTCATTGTAATTTATTTTGTCGTTCTAACGTTTTTATTCTGTGACAATTAGCGCATCTAATCTCACACTTTCTAATTTCTTCTTTTATAGTTTCTATACTGTAGGAGTGGGATACCATATCAGCTATGGCTTTTTTCTTTTTGCCTCTTACGTGATCAAACTCAAGGACTATGGGATTTGACTCCCCACAGTCCACGCAGTTAAACATTCTTTTTAATCTGTCTACAAATGCTTTATTTTTTGCTATTTGTTTCTTGTTTCTAGCAATGCTTCTGCGAACTATTTTCTTTTTGTTTTTGCCATAGTGTCTTGCCGCTGCCTTAGCTTGATCTTCTTTATTTTTGTAAGGCATGCGGCGACGATTACGACTTTAAGTATTTAACCTTAAAGTTTACTTTTAAGTGTTCTATCGTAACTGACTGATTATCAAAATCATAATCGTCCCAATAAATTAGTCCGCTGGGTTTACTTTGAGAATCTTTCAGCGAATCCTCCGCTGTAGTCTCTGGCTTGTTCGATAGATCCATTTTCATTTAGGTCCTTTATCATTTGTTCTAATCGCTGTCTTTCAACAATTAGTTCTTTACAATCTGTAGCCGTCTGCTTTATAGATTGCAGTTCAGCTTTACGCGCACTTCCGTTGATCTCTGGATCAACAGGTTTTTTAATCTCATCAATCATATTATTGATGGCAACCTCCATACTAGACATAAGTCGCTTTGCAGCACTTATTGTAGTGAACTTAGACATCTTCCTGGATATCGTAAACGTAAACAGGTGTTTTCTCTCCTACATATGAGCCAGCTATGTTGTATTCAAAATGCTCAACAGCATCGTCGTAGCTCATATCCTCCATAAGGATGTCAACTATTTTTCTTACGCTGTAAACAGCCTTGGGCTGAATCCCATAAACAATTCCTATAACGGCATCGTCGAATCCATCAGCGGTTAAACACTCCTCGTCCTCTAGGAGCTGCCAAGTTTCTTCTTTGCTAAACATATCAGAGCTCTTTATACATTAGGTCTTCGACACGAGTACGGTAGTACTCCTTGCCGTCTATCTTGATGCGGTAGTCCATGTTCTTTTTGAATCCAACTACATCCCCTACCTTAAGACCTACTTCTTCAATCCCAGAAGACGTAAATGCGACTCTACCTCTTGTTGTTGGTTTCTTGCTAAGTTTGACAACTTCGATAATCTCCGATTCTTGAACTTCCTCTTCTTCGACGGGTTCAAGAAGGCTCCAACTGCCAAGAG